ACATCTTGTCAAGGAAGAACCACTCAGAGTAGACAGACTGGAAAGCAAGAAAATTGCTTGTCCTCTTCTCTTGCTTGCTTCGCTAATCGCTGCTGCTCCTTTTGCATCGAAAGCTGAGAGCCCGCCTGAAATCCACGAGTCAAACCCTGAAGACCCGCTCCTATGCCGCCCAATAATCCTTCACTCATTGACCACCGCCTCCTAAGGCCGCACCTAATCCAACGCCCGCTATTTGACCCACTCCGCCGGCAATAGATGAAATCATCTGCGATCGCGCAGCCCTTCTCTGTGCATCACGAGCTTGCGTCTGCGCATCCCTTTGTTGCTGAATCTGTAAGTAATTTAATGCAGGATCAACCGCCGCTTGCATTCTCTCAAATCGTCGAGTCGGAGCCTCAAAACGTGCACGAGCTTCTAAATCTTTAAAACTACTAGCAAGACCACGACGATTCCTACGCTCTAATGCTTGCTGTAATGCAGGGTTTTGTTCCATCCCAATTGATTGCTGATAATTCATAGGAGAAGCAGCAGCACTAGCAAGTAAACCCTGACCCACCTGTTCTGCACCTTCTAACTGCCGCTTTATTAACCGATCTTCACCTAAACGAGATCTTTTTAAAAACTCACCCCGCTGTACACCCTCTTCCGTTTCTACTTCCGTAGGTGCTAATGCTTGTGCCTGTAATTGCTGAATCTTTTGCTGCCAAGACATACTATCTCAACCCGTACCCTAATCCAGTTCCAATAACACCACCAATACCACCTAAAAGACCACCCAAAGCCTGATCTCGTCTTTGCTTTTCCATCATACGCTCGTTTTGTATCATCGCGTTTCTCTGGTCTTGTAACCCAAGCTCTTGCTGTAAATTCCTCACCGTCGCAAGCTCAGCGTTAAATGCCTCATCTCCCAATCTTCGGTTAATCGCTTCACGAGCCGCCTGAGCCTGCATTGCCGGCGCTAACGCAGCTTCACTTTCCGCCGCTTGCCTTAAACCAGAGTACAAAAGACCACGACTCTGAGCACCACGACGAATGCCCTCTCTTTGACGCTCAACCTGTCTTTTAGATTCTTGCTCAACTCCACGAGTGTAATCCTCAGCCCTCTGACGCTGAGATCTTCTCAACCGCGCTTGCTGCTCTTTAATCGCTTTGTTCTGTGCTCGTAAATCTCGATCAACCGGACCCTTTTGAGAACCCACAAAATTTTGTGCATCCCCCATCGCTTGTGACATTAATCGATCTACTATTGACATGCTAACCCCTTAAAATATCAGCACTTTCGTGTTTGCTGCTGCCGAGGCTTTCAAATAAATAAGGGTTGTACTGTTTGCAGTGTCCCCGTCAAATAAAGTCGTACTTACGTTTGACTTTACTAGTATATACCCCGTCGGCAAACGGTTCAAACCATGTTCTACTTGTACCTCAGTGCTTGATGCCGAAAAAACAACATCGCGCAAAGAAACTGATAAATTATCCGTAATTCTAAGATTACCGTTTATTAAGTCAACTATTTCACGAATCACCTGAGTGCCATATCTCGTAACATCTTCTAAAGTCTCAAGGTTTGATAATTCAGGCGTTGCCTTAATCTTCACTTAAACTCTCCGCTGTAATCTAGACTCCACCGTAAACCCATTAACACGAATAGGTAATGTAGAACTGTTTGATATTTGAAATGATAAAGCCTTAGCAGGAATCCCATAATCAATTCGTGACTGAAACTCAGTCTGCGACATGTCCCGCTCTAATATAGCAACTTCATCATAATCTTTAAAAAACTCCACCTGAAAAGGAGAACTCACTCCCATAATAGGATCTTGATCTACATAAAGCCTTCTAAACTGCTCAGTAGTAGAATTACCTAAAGGCTTAATAAAACGTGTTTTAAGTAAGGCAGTAAATCCATTGCCATTGTCGCCAAAAATACTCGCTCCAAAATTAAACAAAGCACCACTATAACCACCAAATAAAACAGTTTCTCTGTCAAATCGAGACCTCGCTGTCGTAATAGATGAAACAGAAAACCCCTCAAACGTAGTCCACGCGTTTACTACATAATCGTAAACAAGCGTTAAATTATTCTCTTCACTGCCATCAACAGGAATAGAAAACCAAACTTCGTTTCTTAATCGGTTATGAATCGCAGTCGCATTTTCTCTAGCCGCCGCTAAATTAATTCGTAAAAAATCTTGCTCCACTGCATTTGAAACAACACGAATGTTTGCACCGTTATATTCAACCACACCCTTGCGATCCAAAAAGAAACAACGATCCTCAAACGTCACAATTGATCTATTTGAAATACAACCATATTGATCACTAATTTCTCTTAATAAAAAATTATCAGGATTATCCCCGCTTAAAACATGACAAGATCTTTCCTTAAAAATAAGCAAAAATCCCTTATAACTTTCCATCCCCGTAATACGATCACCGTCATTTGTCCTGACCTCAAAAAAATATTCAGGCCTAATGCTTTCAGGTATTCCAATGTCAGAAAAATAAACAGTCGATAACTGAGAACTGGCCCCAGCAAAAAACATTTGATTATTATACAATTCTAAATATTTAGGAACCAAAGTAAAAAACAAATTATCATTTGCAGCTTGTGTTGTAAGTGTTGCAGAATTGTTATCAACGTAAAGACTACTACCCGCAGATATCTCGTCTAATAAAAATAAATCACCCTGGTTAGGGCCTGTACGGTAAATAACAATAGAACTTATTCCAAACCCCGCAGGCGTCGTAAAACCACTTAATACCGTAGCCTGCCCACTCACACCTAAACTATCTTCAGGACTAACAGGGCCAAAATAACCAATGTCGTTTTTATAACCAATTGCATATTGATAAATACCAGTAAATCCAGAAACAGTACCCGTCACACCTAACGTAAATCCAACCGGCGCGGCATCAGGTCTCGGTAAACTAAATTCAGTTACATTAGCCCCATCATACTTAAAAAACTGAGACCCATTTGTAGCAAATAAGCGATCAACATAAGTTTCAAAATCAAATACAGCATTTTGAGTTAAACCCGTTTTAATAGGATTAAAGCTGCCAGCAGTGACGTCATATGCATTAGTATTAGCAGCAGCAATAACATAAGAAGATCCATCAAGTTTTTCAAACTCGTAAACCCCCGTAAAACGACCCGTTACAGTAGCCCCCACAAACTGAGTAAACCCGGTTCTTTTGGTAAGACTCCCAGGACGCTCAAACGTAAAGTTTTTAAGATCTAAAAATTGAAACTCACCCGTTATATACTCAGATACCTTAGTGTTTATTCCTCCAAGGTTTGCATAATTTTCAGACTTAATCTTTGGCTCTGGCATTTATACAATTGTCCCGTAACCATAATCCTCAGTAACAACTACTTCCCTCGGCTGATCAACCGTACGCTCGTCAGCATGCTCTTTCATCAATCTAATGTATTCTTGCTTCTTAACCAGTAACGTAGACGGGTCACGGCCATCCTTAAGCAAACAATCATAGGCAGCAAATATCGCAGGCGCCTCATGATATTCCGCAGGTAAATCAGGAACTTCGGCATCCTCAACCAACTCCGGTATTCGGTAAGTGTAAAATAAACGCAATGTACGAGTTAAAGAATTAGGCTTGGGCACTAATACAATCCGACCCTTTTTTAAAAAATAACTCAAAGGCTCCCCGGGACCTACAGCCAATAATGCCTTTTGATTAAGCGTAATACTGTCAATCGTGCACGGAACAGACTGCCCAGGATAAACCATCTCAAGCCTGTTTAACTTCATAAAGTCTTGAGGCAATACATAATCCGCCTGCTCATTGACTATCTGAGTTTCAACACAACGTAGGTAATAGTTCTCTCCCGCAAGAACTAAATACTTTTGAATTTCTCTTAAAGCATTATTGATAAAGTCCCCAACTTGAATTTCAGTAAAATAACCAAAATCAAGATCATCAACCCAATAAGATACTAATCTTTTTAACTCTAAAAATGTCATCCGTTACCATCCGTGCAAATTTCACACTCCGTCCAGGTAGTGCTCTCAGCTTTGTCACACTCTGACCAACGGTCTGCATTAGACCACAAAAAACCAAACGTGTTTAAACCTAATCCAGAAATCGAATCAAGACCCGTAAATCCTGTGCTGTTTAGTGCGTCTCCGACGATCTGAATTTCATATCCGTAAGCCATTGTTTTGCCACATTCTCCCAAGAAAAATCTTCAGGCTTTGCATCCATATTTTCCCATAACTTATCCCTTTGTGCATCTAAGACAGCACGCGCATAAAGCTTATAATGCTCCTCATTCTCACAAGGTGAATCAATAATAGTTGCCATTTTATTGTCGCCTTGCGTAAATGCCAGAGTGTCAGGGAGGGCACCAAATTTACGTACAATTGGATAGGTGCGACACAAAACCGCCTCTAATGCCGTAATGCAAAACGTTTCCATAAAATGTGTCGGATAAAGCCAAACACCTGCTGAAGCAAACTCTTGAGTAAGCGTCCTTTGGTTTACATTCCCAATTAAACGCACATAAGGCCTTTCCTCACAAAGCTTTCTAAAACGCAAAACCTCATCCTTCATGCCCATCTTTTCCATGTTCTCAAATCCATAATAAACACAAAGATAAGCCTTAGGATTTTCTTTCCGCACCTCATCCATCACGCGTATACAACGGTCTAAACCACGATCAGGAGAACTAGAAAAAACAACCTTGTTCGGATCTTTATCAACCTCTAAAACACCACTAAAACGATTAGGATCAATACCGTTTTTAGTAAGCATAATCTTATCTAAACTTACACCACGATACGCATTCAAATAATTTCTATGAAACGGTGATAAACAAAGAACCTTTTCATAATGATTCCTGTTTTCAATTTGAGGCACCACTAAATCATGCGACCAAACATAAGTAGGAGCTTTTGTTAAATCTATCGGATGCCTCCAAGCTATGTGCAAACTAGGCTCGTACTTTTCAAAATACTCATGAACCCTATTTAAAGGAAAATACTCAACACCTTCTTGTACATCTTCTTTTTCTCTAGTGTTAAAAACAATAACCCTTTTATTAGTCAAACGCTTTAACCAATAAGCTATCTCAACACACGCAGTCTCACTGCCGCCAATTCCCTTTTTCTTGTAGGTCTCCCAGTCCCACTGATAAAGATTCATCTCAGGAGTCGTAAAAACAATTGCATCCTCAAGTTGAGTTTTTGTTTTCTTAGCTACCTTAACCTCAAGTTTTTCAAGCTCGCTTTTTATAAGCTTTGCTTCCTCATGATCAGGACTTACAGAAAGCACCTCATTTACGTTTTGATGAGCAAGATCTAAATTGCCTTCTTTTGCATAAAGCTTGGCAAGCATTTTTCTAGGATAAGCACCATAACAATCTTCATAACTAAATATGGGCGAGGCAATCCCAGTCTCCGACAGAGAGGTAAATCGACACGCCTTAGCCGCCGAAAACGATGGAATTGCCTCATGTAAACGATTCATCTTTATGTATGAATCGCCTATAAACGTATAAAACTCAGCCCGATGAGGCGCTAACATCAACCCCTGCTGCGCAAACTCTATAACCTTTGGAAAAACTTCAACCTTCTTTTCTTCAACACCCACACGCATTAAAGATAAACACATGTACTGAATAGCAAGTATCTTGTCGTGCAATTCAAGCTTAGAATCCGCAAGCGCAACCTTAAACTTTTCTATCGCTTTTTTAGGCTCGTTATTTTCAAATAACTCTTTCCCCCAATAATATTGCATTCGAGCATCAATATCATCACGCCCCTCAAACAACTTTAAGTTACGAGCCTTATCAGCCTTGATATCATCGTCTGATCGCATGTGATTAATCGTCCAGGTTGTACACGTATTAACCTCAACACGCCTTCCGTCAGGACGAATAGGTGGTACACCCTCATGCACAAAATATTTAAACTTTAAACCAATATTTGCTCGAAATACCCGCTCTCTTACAAATGAACAACTAGGTACCCCGTTTTTATGAAAAGCATAATGATAAGTCGCTAACCAAAAATCTGATTGCGTCATCGCATAGTCACGCCAACGGATAAATGCGTCTTTGTCAGACAAAACATCATCACCGTCTAACCACATCACATAATCAGTTTTTATAGGCTCTAAGCTAGCATTTCTAGCAGCAGCAAAATCATTAACCCACTCAAAATAATGAACACGGGCTCCCATCTGCTTTGCGATATCAACCGTCTCATCCGTTGAACCTGTATCCGTAATGTGAATTTCGTCAAAACAATTTTCAATTGACTTAAAAAGCGCTGGAAGATTGTGCGCTTCATTCTTAACAATCATTGCTAGGCTAATGCTTGGGCGTGTCATAGTCCCCTCCTTTAGCCTATAAATTTCACTTACTTATGACTTGTTTGCAACCGTCGTATTGTTGGTTAAATCTTTTTCTCTTAACAGTGTTGAAGAACCCCTGCTAAAAACTCTCCACTTACCTGTCGCTTTAGTAAATGTCGCATCGCCTTCAAAAAACTCTTGTGACCGTTTGGCAAAACCAAACAAAGTATCAGGATCTACTGCAGTACTTCCAAAGCTAGAATCAGCATTCCCTACTTTTTGATCAACCGTCTGAATTGGATCTAGTACCGCTGAAACATATCGATCACTCGCAGCTAAAGCCGCACCCCCGTCTACTACCATTGCAACACTCAATGTAGGACCATATTCAAATTGATAAAACCCGGCCGTAATTTCAGTAATTCCAGGCGGTGTTAAGGTTTGTCCTGTCTCATCTGCAAAGTTAATAAATGTAGGTGACAATCCAGAGTTATCCGCAGGGTTTCCACTTCCAAAATTAAGGTAATACTTTTTGCTCATGTAACTGCTCCGTCAGTTTTTTCATCGATTCAGGCTCTCTAACCAATTTTACAGCCTTTAAATCTAATCTACCAATCTCATCTGCAAGGTCCCACTTGTCTTGATCAGAAAGAGGTATGTTATTTAAATTGTTATTGGGGTTTTTTAATTGCCTAAAACGAGCAACCGCTTTCCAATTGTCAACTTCCGCTTGCTCAATACCATGAGGATATTTTTCTTTTACACGTGGCCCTAATTCACGCCTTACTTTGTCAAACTCATCAAGCTGCCTAAAAGTATCCTCAATTTCAATCTTAGTCGTTTTAAGCCTAAGCTCTGCTTTCATACGAGCCGCCTCTTTTCGTAAAACCTGAGACTTTTTACCTTCAGGCATCTCTTCTACCTCTAAAAGCTCAGCCTCTAATTCTAATAAACTAGCCCGCATCTGAATAAGCGTAACCGCACGCGTATAAACCTCTTTAATCGATTGATAATACCTCTGTGCGTCCGTAATCTTTTCATGACCCTCACCTAAAGTCCCATGACGACAAACATGACGAGTCATTCCTAAACAAAACTCTTTGTTTAAAAGCTCTCGTAAATTTAAAGACTCATCTATCTTGGTGTCAGATAAAAGATCTTTGGTTTTTTGAAGCTCGCTCAAATTGCACCTCCGCCAGCGCCAGCCCTCGCTAATCCGCCAGAAATACCTAAAACAATAAAGCTTGTACCGTCAAATTCATCTTGATCAGCAAAAGAACTACCCGCAGCTGATCTTCCGTAAAAAATTGCTCTACTCACACTTGATACAAATGCGCATGCCGCACCACAAGCTCTTCCGTTCATTGTAGTTGCTTTTGCGTTATTGTTTACAATGGCAGACGACCACGAAGATCCATCCCATTCGTTAGTGTTAGTAGTATTTTCGTAACCCACTATTCCTCGCCCGCCAGGACTGTTACAACTCATCGCACTGGCCGCGCTTGTTGGCGTTACAGTAGAAGAACCAATTGAAGATCCATCAAATGTTTCATGCCCGTTTGAAGTCGTATCCGTTGTACTCCTTCCAGCCAGTAAAGACATGACTGCATTTACTTCAAAAGTCCCTCTTAAATTTCTGGCCAATGATGTGTCACCAAACACAGTCCAAGACGTTCCGTCAAACGTTCTGACAGACGTTGCAGCTCCACTGTTTCCAGTGTTAGTTGTACTCGCACCATTTGCTACCACTAAAAGATTAATCGCCTTAAACCCTAAATAGCACATGGCATGCCTTCCAGCACTAATCGCAGCAAGTGTTGCCCAACTTGCAGCGTTAAACTCTTGCGTACTCGTCGTCACATTTGCAGTAGAATCTAATCCCGCTACTACATACATCTTGTCTCTAAAAGATCCATCTCCCAAACCAACACTGTAACGTGCAGACGGAATCGCTGCAGCTACTTGATAACTTGCAAAATCATAACGCCTAACTTGTGTGTTATTTGTGCTATCACCGTTTCCATTACTCGCACCACTGGCAAAGTAAAAAGAACTAAATCCATTAGGATCATCTACCGATACATCAACTCTTAATCGGTTCCACTTCTCCCATAAATAAACCCAAATAAATTTATTATCCTTGTTATCCGCCCAAACATCCCCAGCTTTAGGATTTCGTGGCGTATCACCCGTTTCATAAACGGCAGGAATGTCCTTTTGCTCGTCAAAAAAATCAAAGTTTTGAAGATGATTAAAATCAGCTACAGGATTAGTAATATCAATCCCGCCAATTTGTACCGTACTACCTAAATGAGTGTACTCAAGTTCATGAAAACCTAACGTCGCAACACTTTGTAAAGTATTAAAATCACTACTAATACTTGCTCCATCAATCGTTAAGTTACCACTCGCACCACTTTCGCCAATAATTGCAAAGTCTTTACCAAAATAGTTGTATTTAAAAGTACAGTTTGTAGAAACCCCTCTTGCCGTTACCTGACCCAAAAAGAAAGTGTCAGTAATTCTTCTCCAATCACCTTCATAATAAAGTTGATCTGCATAAACCCTTCTATATGTTCCAGGTGTAATCGTTGAAAGGCCTACACTATCAGGCTTGTAAACATTTTCTAATGTTTCATAACTTGCAAGCTGTCCAAAACTAGAGCCAACAGGATCGGCTAACCTATAAAAACGCAATCTATGAATATTACAATTTATTGTCGAAGCACCGTTTTGTAAGAAAAAAGATTTCATACCAGGGCCTGCATCCGTAAAAACAGTTTGAGTTAACAAACCAGTTACACCTTGAAGCACACCCTGGGCGGTTCCAAAACTCACATGAAATGTAGCATGAATGCCGCCACCCTCGCTTGCAGCGTAGATAATTTCACAAGCGCTTGCATACGCATCTACATACAATATACCAGTAGAAGAATTGGCAAAGCCCACACCGTAATAACCTAAATCAGTTCTAGTATTTAAACCAAAACCGTAAACACTATAACGACCCTGTGGATCTATGTATTGTAAGTTTCCACTATTGCCTTCCTCAGCAAAACCAAGTGCAGAATTGTTATCATTTTGAAGATTTGCAAAATCAATTTCGTAATCTAATTGATACAAAGTAGATGAAATAGCGTAAGAAGCACCCGTTTGAAATAACTTGTAACAATCTCCACTTATTCCAAAACCTAAAGTAGGACTAACAGTTAATGTATCTGTAGAAACATTTAAAACTGTACCTAAATAAGCACTCGTTCCAGAAAATGCCGCAATACCTGATCCAATTGGAAAACTAGAACCATCGCCAGCCGCCACAGTCAATAAATTAGTCCCACTTGATCCAGTCGCAATAGAGGTAACCCCAGGAGGTTCCACACTTTCTTGTGTGTACGCATTTGCAGCTGTTTTGCTAATGACAGTCCTGCCACCCTTTATACCAAGACCCGCTAAATCTAATGTCGCACCGACTGTCGTAGTAGATTTTGTTTTATCTACATAAGTGTTACCAGGAAATAACTCAATGTTTGCACCGCTGTTTTCAAAATAAACAACAATGCCAGTAATTGTTAGCGTATCCTTGTTGTTCACAGTTAAACGGTAATCGTGAATGTCTTCAGTCTGATTACTTGTTGAAGCAAGCGCTATAAATTGCTTATTTTGCCCTAACCCATCAAAAGGTGCAGACGCATCTGAAAACGTTACATCATTAGTCGTGTCTGTACCGTCAATTAAAATGTTTGCTGTAGCAGATGAATTTACATTCGGAGCAACTAGCCAACCAGCTTTTCTAATGACTCCTGTAATACCAAATCCATCACCCACTTGGTTTACACTTACAGATAAACCATCCTTATTCCTGCCAAGCCTCACATCACCGTAAGCATAAGCAAGTACACCCACACCGCCTTCTTTAAATTCAATTAAATAGGTTGGCTTATTATCAATCCATTTTGATCGATCAGAAATAACTTCAAAATTTTTAATGCTTAATTGCTTCCAACCATACTTGGGAGCATCGTCGTCGTTGAAAAATCCACCCAAAGGGTTTGTATCAGCATTATCAGTAAACCCAGTGTTGTTTGTGGCAGGAAGACTTACGTCTTTAAAAACATCTTTTAAATAATCACTCGCTGAAGCACCGGCACCCGCCGAAGATCGAAATAACGTAAAGTTTCCATTAATTGCCATAAAAATGCCCTAAAAGTTGGGGGGCAAGCAAAACCCACCCCCCGATTCTATTAGTGATTGTGAGAGATTAAACTCCAAAATCAGTTGTTACGATGTCTTGAAGCTTGCGAACAACAATGTTTACTGTCGCAGAAGCTGCAGCACCGTTTGTGCCTGTTACTCGTGCAACAAGCATTTCACCAGCATCAAGTTGAACTTGAGTGGATCCAGCTGTCCCAAGAGTTAAAGCAAAAATACCACTGGTTGCTGTAGCAGGAAGTGCAATTGCAGTAGATAAATCACTGTTAATTGTAACACCACCCGCAAACTTGTAAGCCTCAACTTCCAAGCTAGGAGTGTTTGAAAGACCGTTTGCACTCACTGCAATGTCAGTCACTTCACACTGATAAGGTGCCGCCGCTAAAAGGTAAGTTCCCCCCGCAGTTGCTACCGGTGATAATGCAACTGAGATTGTTTCCTTTTGCTCAGATGCGTCCATTGATCGGTTTACGATACCCATTTTTTCTGTTTCCTTTCATACTTTGCCTCAGAATAAACCTTTTTCATTGAGGCAACGTTATAATCATTAAATGCACGTTTGAATTCAGGACGAAAATCATGGGCAAATGCCTCAAAATCATTCATCCTGGCTCGCTTCTCACTTTCTTCCATTTTCTCATAATCCTTCAAAAGACGGTCTAAAAAGTCAGGATGATTCCATGTATCAATCATTTTTAAACGCTGACACACAGGCTCTATACCCCAACTCACAGGTACACCCGTTTTTTTCCAGTTATGAGTTAATGAAAAAACATCTTGTAATAATGGAACACTGACCCAAATGGTATTGCCAAAAACCTCGTAGGGCAAAAACCTAACTGACTGACGACTTATATCTATACGGTCTTTACACCTCAAAGCTACGAGCTTTCGATCGTGCTTTTGTATCTCTTGGTTTAACCGTCTGAGCCAGTATTCCATAAATTTACAAACTACGGAGAAATGTAACCTTTTAATGCACCACAAGCCGCTGGCTTAGTGTTGAAAAGGTTAGCAAAGTAGCGAATACGTGCCTCTAACTGATCATTGTCAGTTTGTGCAATGTACATGCTTCCAGTCTCATCAGCGAATTCCATCTCAGCCAAAACAAAGTTTTGTAATGCTGTATGAGGAATAAAATACATACGCTGAGGACAGTCTTTATCAGCAACCAAAGGTACGCCGTTAAAGTCTAAGTAGAATTGACCTTTTTTAGCAAATCCACCGTCACCCTCAACTGTGTTTGTATATCGCTTATCTGGAGTCAAAAGTTTTTGATAGAATCGTAAAGAATCAAAGTCACAGTAAATCGCACTGTAACTTGCATCCTTAATTCCACCCCTTCTAAGACCTTCGTTGTAAACTTGTTGCATTAGATCAAGCGTTAGCTGACCAGAAGACGCGTCTACAACGTTTCCTCGGTAAGAAGTGAAAATAGAACGATCTACGTTGTAAATAGTAGTAGTTCCGCCATCAAGTGCGAACTCAAGACCATTTACTTCGTTTTCAAAAGATCCAGCTCGAACTAAAATATCAGTCGCAGAAACTGTAACAGGCGCTGACAACGTCAACGTAGCTGTAGCAGTTCCAGTTAATCCAGTGATTTCAACACCAGATGCAACTAAAGATCCAGCCGCTGTATAAATGTCAACTACTAAGCCAACATCTAAAAACTTGTTTCCATCTTCCGCATCTTCTCTTCCTGTAACTGTAATTACAGTAGAAGAAACTGCGTTAGCTGAAACAGTCGCTAGCGTACCTTCTCCAGTCCAAGCATATTGACGGTTAAGATCTGAAGATAAATCTTCATAACCCATCTCAAGCTCAAATGTAGCAGACCGAACAAATGATCCAACATCCGCAGCAGATGCTTTAATCATTGGCCCAGTAATACCAAAACGAAGGTAGTTATACTTCGCAGTGATCTTAGCTTGAACAGTGCTTTGACGACCAATGTTCGGCAATGAACCACCGTCAGTGGTTGCTCCAATACCTTGGTTACGTCGTACTCTTAGTGGACGAATTACTTCAGATCCACTCCATCCTGACTTCACCTTTTCAGCACCACGAAGAACCGGAAGATCGTTGTTTAACTGATCTGTAATCGGACCTTGATAGTATTGTTTAAGCTGAGCCAGGTTGTCGGTTATGTTATCAAATTTATTTGCCATAACATGACTTCCTTATCTGATTTAACGACCTTCTAAATCCTTAATCCAAAGATCTTTCACTTTGTTTAAAGGAACCTTTTCAGGCGCTTGAGCAGGTATTCCTCCACCCGGAGCAATGTCCCTACCCTTACGGTTAGCAGATCGCTGTTGGTTAAAGGTTTCGCCCTTTCTCTGGTTTACATACCCCTCGACTTTGGAGTGAACTGTTTTAAATATTTGCTCCCAAACCTTGTCGTTTAAGTTTCCGTATTTGTCCGCATAAGAAGACGCATACGAAAGTACTGTCTGCTCATCGGCCAAGGGATACTTATCCGAATACTTTGAGATCGCTTGATCAATCTTTGCCTCGTTTTGTTGCACCTGAGTTTCAAACTCTTTTTGCTCCATTTGAGACATAAACTGATCATACTTATTCAGTTTTTCCATAATCTCAGGAGGTAAGTTACCTTGAGATTGGGTTTGAGATTCACTCTGCTTCACATAAGGCATTAAAGCCTGAACATATTTATCAGGGTAAATCTCTTTAAATTTAGACAAAAGACTAGGATCTTCCATGACTCTTGCTGCATCGGCTGCAAAGTTTTCGGCGTATTTCCGTTCTTCAGCTAACGCTTGAGTCTTGCGAGTATAATCACTTTGCCTAAGCATGGCGTTTTGTAACTCCTTAGGAGTGTACTCAACACCGCCATATCGAAACCTCTCAACGGAATCTAAATCAAGGATGTCCTCAGACTCATTGCCCTCGGAGCCTTGTTGATCCAAATCGAGGTCTTCATTACCGGAAGTCCCTTCATCCTGGGTTGTTTCCAAAACTTTCTCTCCTCACTAAGCTTTCTTTTTTTTCATCATCTCCATTGCTCGACGACCAAGCTTCCCGCCGCCAAACATCGCTTCCATCATGTCCTCATCCATTTCCTCTGGCATTTCACCTTCTGCCATAGCCATGGGATCCATTCCTTCGTTCATTTTAGAAGCCATCTTTTCTTCTTTTACAGAAGTCTTTAAATTAGGCGCTAAAGATGTTTTCTCTTTTTCATCTTCCTCATCTTCTTCACCTTCCATCATATCTTCCATCATTTCGGCCATAGGAGACTCATCATCGTCAGAATCTCCAAAAGAAATTACAAGCTTCATTCGCTTGTTCTTAATCGCCTCTTTCATTGGGTTCATTTTTTCTTTCATCTCAGCCATAGGTGCTTTCATCTTAAATTCCTTCCATGTTTGCTAAATCTTCAGTTAATTGTTCTTCTCGATCCAATAACTCCCCAGCTCCCGGCAAAGGCGCACCCTCAGCTAACGGCATAGGACCAGCAGGCGCTGGCTCCTCAGCTAGTCCAGGGTTTGCTTGGTTTACCAAAAGATCAATACGCTGATTAATATCATCTAAAAGTATTTGCTGAGATATTGGCGTTAACTTTTTAAACTTGTCAGTTTTACGATAACGATTCTTTACCTGTATGTGCATTTGATTGTTATCAAGCTCAGATATTTCAGGAATTTGCTCGTTCTCAATCATTTGAATAGATTCTTGAATCTGATTCATATCAATTGAGTAATCGTCCCAAAGTCCATCAACATCACCAAACTGTAATAACTCTAATACTCGCTCATTTGCCTTAGGGTCCTGTGGGCTTCCAAGTAGACCTTCCCTGCGAAGTGTGAGGATGAAATCTCGCTTGGCAGTTTCACTACTAGGAAGTGTCGATCCCTCAACAACCTGAACATCAGTATTCCCCCGAATGTCAGCCCCCACAAACTCTTTGACCATATAATCGCGGTTCTGACCCGCTATCTTTAAAAGCCTTGGGTTTTTATAAAACTCGTGCACATACTTTAAAATTAAAGCGCCCACCCTGGCATACGCTAGCTCGTTTTTACGAGACATAATACCAATACGAGTATCGTCTTGCTCACTCAAATATTGAAGCGCAATTGCAGCTGTAATCCCACCTCCAGGTGCTTGACCACGAGAAACTTCATTAATACCTGACACTTCATCAAATTGTTGCTTTAACTGCTCTTCTTCTTTGTAAGCATAAGAAGGAATAGTAGGAGTTGCCATTGCAGTAGGAGGAGGTGCATTCGGTACAGGAGTAAACTCTACTACCTCACCACTTTGATCATTTAAAGCTTCCGCTACTAATTGGGAACCACGTGCAGTTAAATACTTTCCAGTTAACATCTTATTTGTCCATTCAGCACGCTTAGAAATAGTCCTGTTATACTGATCTTGTATTGGACGAAGATGCGTAATTACAGCCTCAGAATAATATTTACCCGCAATAACAATATCATCAAACTTTACAAACGGAATCTCACCTACCGGCAATTCCTTATCCTCTAATAAAACTCCATTGGCACAAATTACCATTCGTCCATTTGGATGCTTTTTAGATCTACGCTCATAATAAATAAGCTCAATTGCAGTGTCTTGATCATTGGTTCTTCGAGATCCACCCAAAGCACCTTGAGTGTTCATCGAATTAATTCGCTCTTCATATTGAGCCGATAATAACCAAGTATCTTCAGCCTTCACTAAATTGCCATTTTCATAATGAGATTTGAAATAATCAAGCTTTCTAACTTTTGCTTGTATTAACCACTGCGCATCTCTTAAATTTTTCGCCAAAGGATCAGGAAACACTTCAAAAGGTGAAACAACATCTACCCTTACTTCACCTTCATATTCCGCTTCCCCGGTTGCAGGATCTTCGATCATTTCGCCTAACTGAGTATCCCAGTTAACTTTTAAATAAGCATGGCCACATTGCTGCAACCACATGTAAAGCTCAATCTGTTTGTCTGACATCTGCTGTTCTTGCCAATGCCAATTTAAAACTTGCTCAGCTAAAGTCGCCGCCTCTTTGTCGTCCTGCTCCATAGAGTTAGGACGCACTGTGTATTGTGGACGGTTTTTAGTAAGTCTTGAAAGCCTGTTTTGTATTGTCGGCAATATCCGGTTTACATGTAAGCGGTTACGACTAAGAGGACGATTAGCACGGTTATTAACTCGAAACTGGCGGGTAGCTGTGTCATAAAATACGTTATCATATCCAACCAAGTAGGCGATATTAGTCATCCAAATGCCTTCGTTAGACACTCTGGCGCCTTGTTTTCTAACTTCCTCTACTTTGGACTTAATCCATCCAGACATTTTCTTGTCTTCAGATGTAGTTCCCGGCTCTTGTTGTTTTGTAAAGATGTCAGAAAAAGCCATAGCTATCCTACATAAGGTGACTCAATATTTCTTAAGTCCTCGGGCTCATCTTCCAATGGAACCCTAAACCTTTGCCTTTCAGGCTTAATTTGCGCTTGCTCATATTCCGCATAGTTACGAGACATGATTTTATTTACAAGCTTATTAATAAAGTAAAACGATATGGCTTGTTCTGCAACTAATAGAGCTACTAAAAAGGCTTCAAGAACACTCATCGGTTGACAAACGCTCCATCGTTGGGGTGTAACCGCTGATTCGTCTGTCTCTCCTTTTCAGCTTCCACTTTTTCAAGCTTTCCTTTTCGAACCACTTCAATACCTTGGAAGTGGAAGTAGTCTTTGTCATAACCTCGCGGAAAATAATGTTTAAAGATTTCGTCCGTCGTTTCAATGGCACTCTCCCCGTTTGCTTTTGCAAATGCGATCTTATCTAAAAAAGTTTGCACGGTTTCTTTAGTGTCATCAATATCAATAATTTCCGAACTCTCCTGCTCGTCCAAAAGGATTGATTCTGCCTTCTCGGATTTTGGAGATGTTTTGTCGGTACCATCTTTCGTAGTTTGCTGGGTCGTTTGGGTTTGGCGGCTCATTTGTGCTCCTCTCTTTTTGCGGATAAAACGCAATGCGTTCAATGTATGCAAGCGCGTCTAATAAATCATCATTCTTTGATCTCGGAAATTGTGCAAGCTCAAGCTCTAAATCATGAAGCCCTTGAGCAAGCAAAATTCTTCCCCACTCAAACCTTGGCACTAATCCCAAAATTCTAATCTCTTTTGACTTATCACTGTCAGGCTTTACCCCCGTAACAGGTAACACGGCGTTGCGCCGCTTCATCTCTTCATCCAGCATATACAAAAGCGCCTTTTGATAAGCTACATCCTCAATGCCTATTGCTTGAGGCTTAAACTTTTCCCATACCTTAAAACACAAGTTTACAATCTGCGTTGGAGTAATTTTATACCTCATCGCAGATCTGACATACCAATTGCCATCAACATCACAATCGACCACCACAAGGGCAGTAAAGTCTGCGTTATCTTGCTGCGAAATAGCTGGATCAATCATGGCAAACGTTGTTTTTAATTCAGGCTTTGCTTTGTAATACCTAATCCACTCTTTTTTAAACGTTTGCTCACCCTGAGGAATAATCTCGTTTTGATACTGGTTAGCAAACATGTAAGAGCCCATGACTCTTTTTGCTTGATCTAAAAACTCTTTGGTTAAACGTTCAGGAAAAAAAAGAGACCCGTCATCACGAATCGCTTTTTCGTAAACTACCGACCATTTGTCCATACAGATAAAAACTCTTGAATCTCTGGAGCTAAATACTTTACAGCCGCAAAGACAACTACAATGGCAGCTAAAACAATCATTGAGTTTAAAACAAAATTTAAAATCTTTAAAAATCTATGACAGTGGTTAATCTTTTTCTTGCTCAAGTAAACGTTATTATCAATTCCTTCTTTTGCTATTGATCGAGCACGCTGTAATTGCTCGACTTCATTCATTGGTACTATCTGATTATTTTTAATCTTCCAAAAATGTGGCGGAATTCCTCGGACCTCTTCAAGTGAAGGATTTAATACAAATGGCACACTCAAAAGTTTTAGGTCTTGTTTAGAAGACATCTTTAATACTTTTGCATTGTTCTTTGTAAAAGCCACAACGGTTATCATTTGACCTTTTTATTTATGGAAGCGCTTTAATTAAAGTTTCAATCTCTACTTCTAAAGCGTCTTCTTCAGCTTTTATTATATTAAACTGATCTTTAATTTCGTCTGACTTAGATTTTAAAACATCAAACTGAGCTTTTAATGCTTTTCTTTGCTTCTTTTTCTTTTGCAGCTGATTAATTTTTTGATTAATTTCTTGTGTAAACGCCATGGCCTATACTCCTTGATATTCAGCAAAAAGCTTTTGTTTTAAAATTACTAAAAAGTTTCCAGCAGACTCTTTTAAAATTGTATCGATTTCAGATGTTTCTACTTGTGGATATTTATCTATTAAAAGCTCATCAACTAACTCTTGCTTGGAAAAACTAAAATGCCTCTGTTCTTTATATTCAGTTAAATCGGACTCTACTGTTTTAATAGAAACAAAAGAGGTATCAGAAGAATCGAGTTCAAATTCGTCTATCTCCGAAGCATTCACCATCGGATCTGCTTGCGATAGCAGGGTCGTTGTTAAATCCGAGGCACTCACTTTAATTTTTACAGTTCGTTTTTCTTTAATCATCTTATTGCCTTATTACCCCTATAAATTTGCCATAACTATCGTTTACTTGCTCACCATTTCCAGAAACAACTTTACCAAAATACTCATGCAAATGACCTTCTCCAATGTAACAACAATTTTGCGTATTTGTTAAAGTAGTCCCCCCTAAAACGTCTTGTATAACAAAATCTAAATCTATTATTTGTTGGGCATTGTTATTCCCAACACCAATTCTAACTAAATCCCTTCCAGCATAGCATATCGCTTGAAGCCTTCGAATAAAAGGTTGTGTTGTCTGAAACAACTGTTGCAAATCTGAAATATCTGTATACCTGTACTGCGCATTTTGAAATGGGGTACCCTCAGTACAATGAACAATAATATTATCAAACATTGTAATATCACTTGTTTGTGATGTACCGGCAGGAAATCCAGAAACAGTTAAGTCTTCTAAAAGAGTCAAATCAGTAGGACTTACAATAATATATCTGGAAGCAATTGCAGCACTTACTCTTACAGCAAGAAGTAAATCTCTACCATATCCCATAATACCACGAACTCCAGTAGTACCACTATAAATGCTTGATAAATCTACAGAATCTAAGGCTGTAAACGTATTTCCTTCAAGCTGTAAGCAATAAAGCATTTTATCTTCACCATACCAAAAATGCCTGCCGTCAAAATAAATCCCTCCTGAAGAACCAGAGCCTTGATTTATGCTTAATACCGCGTATTGCGTAAAAGGTTTTGTAGATATGTCGTAAATTGCAAACCTATTTGCCATAAACTAAGTTCTTAAATGCACTTGGGCTAAAAGAGAGTTAAACGTGTTTGTAGCGTCTGTGCCTGTTGCGTCAATTCTGATCGCCATTGTTTGACCTACACAATTAAACTCTAAACTTTCAGATTTAGGTGGATTGGTGTTTGTATCAACCATTTTAAGCCTAGCCCATTTTCCACTGGTCACTTGTGTATAAGTAGCACCCGCCCTTTGCAGTAAGAAAAACTGAACATCTGTAGGAGTTCCACTAGATCCCATTATGGTTTGAAAAGATCCATTCCTGTATCCAGTAACACTAAATGGGACAAGCGCTGTCGTTGTAGAGTTATTAAACGTTGTTACAAGTCCACCTAGAGAAATGTCTCCGCTTGTTCTTGTAATATCTCGTGTGTTTAAGCTTCCAGCCTGGACGTTTGCAAGCGCACCCAAAGCGGGGTCACCTAACGCCATAGTAGGGATATCAAAAAGGTTTAATACGTTATTGTAAAGATTTGGCCTTCCGCCTGTACCATATTCAGTAAATCTACCTTGAACAGAAGATCCAATTGAAACTGTTCCACCTATGAGCGCATTAATACTTGATCCTATCTCAGCAAAAATAGTGTCGCCTATTGAAACCGTTCCACCAATTAAAGCGTTAATACTAGATCCAATGTCCGCAAAGATTGTGTCGCCTATCGCTACAGTTCCGCCCACTAAAGCGTTAATGGAAGATCCAATATCTGAAAACACTGTAGAACCTAACGTTACAGTACCGCCAACTGACGCATTGATGCTCGATCCAATATCAGCAAAAACGGTCGAACCTATATCAACACTTCCAGTAATGTTTAAAGAGCCCCCAGAGACGCTAACAGTGCCTCCTACAAGGGCATTGATAGATGATCCAATGTCAGCAAATATTGTAGATCCTACGGTGACATCGCCTGTTATATTTAAAGATCCTCCAGAGATAAAAACAGATCCGCCTATTTGACTATTTAAGGTTTGACCAATGGTAACGGTTCCACCGACTAATGCGTTTATAGAAGAACCAATGTCGGCAAAGATTGTAGATCCTACCGTAACATCGCCCGTGATGTTTAAGCTTCCTCCAGAAACAAAAACGCTACCTCCGATAACACTGCTTAGTGTTTGTCCAATTGTTACGGTCCCACCAACAAGCGCATTAATTGAAGATCCTATGTCGGCAAAGACGGTCGATCCAATGGTCACGTCACCGGTAATATTTAAACTCCCGCCAGCAATGGAAGCCGTGCCGCCTATAAGAGCATTTACTGATCCGCCGGCAATACTTACAGTTGAACCACCGAAATTACCTTGCACGTACAATGGGTTTAAAGTTGAACCTAACTCAACACCTGATTCGTCTCTTATGTTTATGTGAAGCGCTAAGCTTTCAGTAATCCGAAAAGGACTGATCCCATCTTCTGCAGTAATGATTGTTGCCGTTTCATCATAAAGCCCGCCAATTGAAATTGTTTTATCAAAAGGGTCCTGGTTAGCATATACCGCGTCATTTATTGCCATAGATCCACCTGTAGCGCTTGTAGAGAAGTTGATTGTATCAGTAGTTGAATCACCGGTAATAGTGATTGAATTATCTGTGCTTGTAAGATTGAGTGTGTCGTTTGGAGAATCCGCTGTAGGACTTGTACCAAAATCTGGTTGAATAATAGAAAACGAATTTACATCGGCGGTTTGAGGAGTCGTGACTCTTATTCTAGGCATTAAGGTGACCCCGCAGACTTTCCTCTAAGTGCCATAACTGTGACAGTCGCACCGGTTGCAGCAAAATACGTTGTAGTTGAAGAATCAATCTCTAATGCTTCGCCCACAGAAAACACGTAACCTAACCCCCAGGGAGAGGTTGTTTGTCCAGATACAATCTCAAGTGTGCCACCACTGAAGTATTTAAAGGCTGTAACAATTTGACCTGCTTGCACAGTAATGCCTACGGGAGCAGAAAGTCCGACATGAAAACGAAAACCCTCTAACCCGTGAACATCTCTACGGTCTGACATAATTACTCAGCAATAGTTGTTAAGTGTAGTACGTCTATTGTGGCAGTACTACCTTGTGCTCTAAAGTAAACATTGCCAGCAGTTTTAATTTCTAAAACCTGAGCATCTAAATTTGGAACTCTTAAACCGTCGGTATAGTCCATTTCGGGTCCGCCAACTAACAAACTTCCGCCCGATGCTTTTCTAATTTGTACGGAAATTTGACCGGATACTGCGGTTGCTCCAATTATTTGAGAAGTTCCAACAACCACTCTCGTGTTTTGTAAGCCAATACCTTGACGGTTAGAATTTGAACTCATTGCTTTAGACTCCCTTCAGCCAGCATGCAAACATGTAATTTAATTTCCCAAGCGTAATCAGGAAAGCTTTTTAAACAATACTGCACCAAATCAGTTGGAGTGTATGTTTTAATATGTCCTAGTTTACCAAAGTCTTCAGGTTTGGTCCAAGTATCGTTACCGGTTCCAAAGGTATAAAGAGGCGTAGAAATGAACATGTAATCAGGTAATTGGGGAAGCTTTGCCAAGTGCATTTCTACTTCGTATGGATTCCAGAGGTGCTCTATAATTTCCATCGCACAAAAGATAACGGGTCTTTGAATAGGGTGTTTTAAATTAAACAAAATATCTTTTAAAATTGCTTTTGCTTGGGATTCTGCTTTGTTTTGAAGTCCGATGCCTTGATAGGTAAAGTTGCACCCTTCGGCCTTTAAACCCATCGGTAGCCAGTATTCTCCAGGACCTAGATCTACAAGGTGAGGTTTAAGGCCGCGGTCGTTATATTCTTTGATCTTTTTTAAAACTGCTTGTGCCCGGTGAGTAATTTTAACAATTTCTTTTGCCCGCTCTTCGCCCATAAGTTCAGTTTCAATGTCGTTTTCTATATAATCTTTTTGCGTCATAAACTGCTTAAGAATCGTTCTTCTAAGCTGTAATAGATCAACGGGGAGGTGTTCACGATAAAACCCAGGTAGTGCTTTTAAAGCGTCCAGGGCTGCATTTGCCTCATCTGCTTCTACTAGAAAGCTTACCCATTTTTTTAAATGTTCTTTTGCCGTGTTAAAGTTTTTAAGCTCGCCTACCACGTGTTTTTGTTCACTCATGTTTTACCTCATTTTCTAAAATGTAACCGATGACGTCGTCTTCGGCGTAGCGTGTCCCTATAATTACGATGGTGCCACCCGGATCTAATAATGAGGTGTAATACCTATAGTGTTCAATAACTTTTTGTCTGCCATCTTGCGTTGCTGAATTTTTGTGACTATTTAAGTCATCGCCAATGATGACGTCAAAATGTTGACCTGTTTTGACGGTGCCGACACCACCTGCGGTAATAGATGATTCTTTTTTAATAATGCTACGGGCTGCGACAGAAAGGGTGCTTTGTGTCCAGTCGTGTTTTGTTTTCCAGTTACCAAAAAGGTCAATGAAGTCTGGTGACTCTAGGTGTCCTTTTATTTCTCTAATGAAGTTACGGCTATTGGTGAAGATTTCTGAATCAAGAAGGATTCTAAGGTTTGGGTTATTAATGAGAAGCCAAATGGGGTAAGCGACTGCTGCGATGGAGGATTTAAAAGCTCCTCTTGGGCACACGATTAGTTTTCTAGTGGTATTTGATTGTAGTGATTCACAGATGTGTTTGTGTGTGCCTGCTCTTATGTCTTTGTAGCCTAGGAGGTATTTGGCGGTTTTAAAAAGTGATTCTTTGTACGAATCTCTTAGTGCGTGTTTATAAGCTTCAATTTTTTGAATCGGACTTAGACTGTTTAGATCCAGCGTCATCTGTTGCCATTTCCTTAAGCTTTTCTGCGTAGACTTTTAGCTTATCGTTTTCATCGTTGATGACAACTTCTTGTTCTACCTTAGGTTCTTTTTGATTGAGGTATTGTTTGCCGAGCCATATTTGCATAGTGACGTTGCCTTTTTCAGCAGATTTTAACTGCCAGGAAAAAAGAGCTCTGCGCATGCTGCCCATTCTTTTGACGCGATATTGCGCAAATGTGCAATCATATTTTTTTCTAATTTGTCTGGAGCAGGTATCGACAGAGACTTTGAGTGCGTCTGCTATATCTTCTTGAGTGATGACTGGCGGGTAGCTACAGAGTTTATCAAATAGTTCCCAATCGAATTCTTTTTTTGGTCTCCCCATTATTGACATAATTACCTGCTTTCGAAAGTGCGCATCATTGCGCTTGTTTTCATATTGTTTAGATAAACTAACAAATTGGCCACGGCAAGGGGTGTTACCCTCTTTTTAATCCTATCAAGCTGGAATGGCATCAGATGTTTCGGAACCGTGGTTGTGATTATTTTAGTATAAAGTTTTGAATTAATCATTTTCAGGAATGAGTTCCTCGAAGATATCGATGCGGCCCTTATATGACCCTTTGTAGATGATGAGTCTTCCTGGTCCGTAGTGGATCCATAGTTTTCTTTTAATTCTCCATGTGGGGGTTTCGACGCCTTTGTATTCTACGTAAAAGATTTCGTTAGTATCTGGGTCTTGGCATTCGAAGTCTGGTTTGTAGAGGATTTTAGCTTTAGTGAGATAGATTTGTACTTGTGTTCTTAGGAGTTTAAGTTCGCCTCTTTTTTCTTTATCTTTTAGGAGTTGGTAACAGGCGGCCTCTCCTTTAGAAGCAAAAGAGTAGCCGTCGAAGTTAACGCGTGTTGCTTTGTACTTATGTTTGTTAAAGTTCACTTTGCGGTTACTAAATAGATTCCGGCAACGAGGCAGGAAATACAAGCAATTAACAAAGTGAATTCGTCCCACATCATTATTTAATTATTTAACGTGGGTTTATCGGTGTCAAGCGCGGGGAGTCATGCTTGTGTTTGAAGCTCGTGTATTTTTTCTTCGAGTCGTTTTTTAAAGAACATTCGTTCTTCTAGGACGAAGCCTATGAGTCTTTCGGCGTTAATTTCGTCAAGGACGAGTCCGTGTTCTTCTAGAAAGTCGTAGAGGATTTCTGGTCTACAGAAGTTTTCGAGTATGAGTTCTAGTTCGTAATCGCGTTTCATGTATTTATTGTTTTACGCGCTTATTTTATTTGCAAATAAATTTGTGTGTTTAGAACGGAATATCGTCTTCTGAGAAGAGGGATTCGGTATCTTTTTTAAAGGTGTCTTCTATTTTGTTAATTTCTTTTTGTGTAGTAAATTTAGATGTTGTAATAGATATTTTTTTGTCAGTTTTAACTCTGATATATGTGTTTTTAATATTTTTTCTTACTATTTTTACTTCATAATTTTTATATTCCATATACTTAAATGAGGGATTAAAATCCTATCCCTCTTTCTCCCATATCATTATTTGTATTTGCTTTTACTGAATTTGGTCTTTTTTCTACTGGTTTTGCTTTTTTGTTTCTATATAAACTTAATGATTTTATAATGTTATTATTCAAATTCAAGATTTCTAAAAAGAAATCTGGTTTTATTTTTAATT